GTAGAACGTTGAAGTCCACCAACAGAACCTGTTACTTGTGATCCAAATGGCTGACATGCAAACCAACCATTTGCTCGAGTAGGAGACAATGACTCCATTTCGGTCAAGATGGTAGATGTGTTTGCAACAACTTGCTTACAGAACTCACGTTGAAGCATACCCATAACGGACTTCAAACGTGCTTCAGCAAGATTGATAACAGCACGGTCGCCTTTGTTGGTAAGTTGTTCTTTCTCTGTGATTACAACAGGAGCAACAAAGTCACACCAGTTATATTCAGTTTGACGAAGAGGATCTTTTACTGCAAGGTTTACAGATTCGTATCCACTAGACAACTGAGTAATCATAGAATGTTCGGTCATAATAGCAGGGCAGTTTACCTTGCTACCACCATCGCTCTCAATAACAGCTCCATGTGAACGGATTGCATCAAGAAGAGGGATGTTCTTAAATGTATTGTCTACCTCACGATCTTTCAAGATTCGCAGGGTTGACGCAAGTATATCGGGTTGAATAGCCACAACGGCCTCCTACGGTTAAAAGTTACTTTTGTTCGCTCTCGTATCCTCGTGAGGGGAGATGCTTCAACGTGTCCTTACGGGGTATCCACATGCGAGTCATTATATTGTATAACATATTTATTTTTGTTGTTTCAACAAATGTTGATACAAGTCTGCTGCTTTCATCTTTGTAGCTCCTGTAGGAACAGTCACGCCTTTGTTTTGGCCAACACCTACTTTGAGTCCACTTGCCTTTGCAGCTTGCTTAAATGCTAGTTCTTCTAGTTGTTGTCTCTCAGATACACTATGGCTTCGTCTACCTTTGACAATCCAATATGCATCTTGTAGTGACAAACTTTCGTTGCTCAATAATGTTTGACGTACCTCTGCTTTCAATACTTCATCCGATGTCAAATCAGGATGCTCAGCCATAAACGCTTGCACTTTGGTCTGTGCTTGTGCCTTCATCTGCTGTTCTGCCATAGGTTGTAGTACAGCCTGAAGACGTTCTGCTACAATCTTATTGACGTATCTCTGAAATGATTGTGTATCGTATGGATCAAACTCTCCGGCATCTTCCGTAGCAGCTTGCTGTATCGCTTTGTATGCAGCGTTGTCTTCCAAACTCATCCGCATTGCTTGAATCTGCTGTGCTTGTTCAGCAAGTTCCTTACGTTGTGCAGCCAACTCTTGCGTTTTACGAGTATAGTCTGCTCTCAACTGTTGCATCGCACGTTGGCTTTTTTCATCTGCTTGATTAAAAAGTGAATCCCATGATTCACCATCACGCAAACCTTCCTGTTCAGGTGCAGGCTGTCCACGTTGTAATGCTTCATGCTTAGATAGAATCGCATCTACACGTCTATCATAATCATCTTTGTAGTTATCAATCGATGGTCTGGAATCTTTATCGGAGACTATTACAGTGTCCTCCGATGGTGTGTCTACATTATTGTCATCTGACATATATTACCTCATTCGTTGGGTGAAAAGTTCTTCATCGGATACTTCCATTTCTCCACCTGTAGGAGCTGGCATTTCCTCTGTCATTGTTTCCTCTGTGACTTCTTCTTCTTCGCCACCTTCAAGAAACTCCTTAAATTTTTTATCCTTGATTGCTCTATTCAAAAGAGCAACAAGTTTTGCCACGTCTGCATCGGATACTACTTCTGATAAACTAATCTCTATAGGAATACCAGCTTGTTCTGCAATGCTCATGATGGCCATAAGTAGCTGCATCAAATCCTGTGGAAACGTTGTTTGTTCCTCTTGAAACTCAGGATATGGTTGCTCTTGCATCATAGGTAAAATCTGATTCAATACCTTTACCAATGCATTCATCGCTTGTACTGAATACTTACCTTGTGGTGCCATCATTTGCATACCTTGTTGGTTTGCTGCATCCATGCCTGCACCAATCGCATTGGCTTGCATCATTAAATCTTGTGGAAGTGCCATAATATACTCCTATAAAAGTTGGGCTACTTGTTGGGGAGAACCTGGTACTCCCTGTTCAATAGTTTGTGTCGGTGATGGTTGGCCAGTTGTCTGTGCCAAATCTTGAATACCTTCTACTTGTGTCTCCAAGAAATCTTCAGGAAGATCAAGTTTACGTACAAGTTCTTGTAATACTTTCTGCTGTGGTACACCAAGTTGCATCAATACACCAATCGCTTGCATAAAGTCTTGTTTTTTTACAGCCTCAGATACTGGTGTTGCACCTGCATCCAATGCATAAAATGAAAAGTCTCCATCCAAATCTGTTGCACGTACAATCTCAGGATTACCATTGATAACAACCACATCAGGTTCATCTTCCAAAAATATCTTCATCATAGCAATATACACAGAAGATGCATACTCAATCATTGCATCACGTTCTCTTGCCAATCGGCCAATCTCGGATGAACTATAAGATGCCAATGCTGTAATCTCTGTGGCTGTTGCTCTTGTTGCCTCACCTCGAGTAAAGGGAGCCATGATGCTTCCACGCTGAAAATCATCATTCACTTGACGAATATATGATTCTAACTCTGTTGGTACAGGAGTATGTGGCACAGCCTGTATCGCATTGCTAATAGACATTGCAGGAGAAATCTCTGCTTCAATATATTCGCCATCTGCACCCAATGCCAGCTTCGCCATGTCTTCATCACTGAATACACCCTTCTTCACAATCCACTGACGTGCTGCTCTGCGTACCATTGTCGATTGATATGTGCGAATAATGTTTGTCTCTTCTACCTGACTATACACTCGTTGTAAGGCAGAATACCCTCGCAAAGGAAGATCTGGCTGGCGAGAGAAGTATAACGGAACAATAGGAGCAAGTGGATTATTAGCAGCATCCACAAAAGGAATCTGATCATATTTTCGTGTTTCGTTGGTATCTCCATCGCCTATCTCGATCTCCAATCCATCATATAACCACTTCTCACCATTCGTATAGTCAGGACTCCATACGTACATCTTATTATTGGCTAGGTCGTAAAACTCCACCACTTGAATATACTCAAACGGAGACTCTTCTTCTACTCCACTTTTATTCAGCTGAGACAAGTTAATCCCAAGATAGTTGGCATTCAAGTCATCATTGTTATAGTCAAGAAATCTCACAAGTTGGTGCGAGTCATACTTCTTATTACCATACTTGACTTTGGCTTCATCTACTGTAATGTGGTATCTATGGCCTACATACTTCTGCTGTGTCCAGGCACTAGCATCTTGGTCAACAATCACATCCCATGCAGCAACAGCAGATACACCCACACGCTTAAATGGATCAGGATGTTGAGTAGCATACAACTTCAAGAAAGCACATGGGTATATCAATGCCAGTCGTGACACATCCTCAATCTGTGTTCTTATCTTGTCAAGGAACGCATTGGATAGGGCTTGAACTTTTTGTGAATCCCCTCTTCCTCGTACATCACCCTTCACAACCACAGCTGGGTTACGTGCATACAACGAAGCAATATAACCTTCTATGTATTCATACGCTCGTGTTGTTTCGATTAAAACTTGGTCAGGTGCATAGTTTTTATCCCAATATCTAGTCATGTAAGCAGCACGTAGCTTACGCAGTTCTGCCTTCTGATCATCCCAATACGCTTCGTGCCTTCTATATAATGCTTCTGCTATCTTTGCTTTCATTTTCTTCACCACTATTCTGTATAAACACTGTTTCTACATTATTGCATTTTTTTGTATAACAAGATCTTGCATAAGATAATCTCTTAAAAGGCAACCAATCTGCTTTATTATTTTCACACACAATAGATAAACCCTTTCTCTCTCTACACCATGTTGATAAATGTTGATAATCTATTTGAGAAAATTTATACCAAAATCCTCCTACTGTATAGGGAGGATCTATAAACCATGTAGAATACATGTTGGAAATTTCATTATACGATGATTGTTTTATTTTCCAATGTCGAATATATTGCACTTGATTGATTGCTCTTTGTTTATAGTTTGCAGTATTGTTGTGTAATGCAAATTTAGTTGGTTTTTTTTGAGGCACAGCAATAGCTTTACCACACCAAAATCCCATTAAAACCTTTTCTTCTTGTGTATATCCTTGTAAATCATCAATACACTCAAAATCCAAAGTTAATCTTTTTATATCGTTTATATTCGCTTTTATTAAATAATCCCAAACCATACAAATATTTTCATCAATATCATAGAGATAAACATTTTTTTGATAATGCAATAAGCTATATTGCGCACTACCTGCAAAGGGTTCAATAATAGTATCGCCTATAGGAAAAGGGTATTTTAGTGCAAGATTATATTTAGCACCATAAAAACTCCAAAAAGGTTTTAATCTATTCATTGCGCGCTCTTGTATGGTAGTCTCATCAATCTTATACGTTTTGCTCTGCGATTGCTGATCAATCTGTCCATCAATCCCTCTTTTGCATTTCGTATCATATACTGCGGTATATCTCTTGCACACCTATATGCCAGTGACATAGCATCAGCCATATCATCATGTAACCCTTGTGGAGCTTCCGGTGCAACCTTATATATCGTCATACTGCGAAGTTCGAGCAATGTTGTCATATCCAATCTGCTCAACATATTCTGTGACACAACCTCACGAAGAATCTCGTATGCCTCAATCTTACTCTTGGCTGTTGTTGTCCAGTGCTTTCCATCTACACCATACCACAGATTCATATAACCATAGTCAAGCATCTTCTGTATCACCACATGGCCATGATTGTTGCTCTCACACAATATCATCGCATCATTATACTTCTGACCAATCCAAAGCAGCTTCTCGCTAAACTCTACCGGAGTAATCGTATTGCATCTGTACTGATACACTACCTCCCTGGAGGCACAAGATACCACACAGATACAGCTATAATCGCCACCCACACCGCCAGCAACGTCCACTCCAATGGCATATACATCATCATCATATACCTCTTCCTCATACTCGCGTTCAGAACCCTCAAATATAATAGGCTCAATCTGATCCAATGCGTCAGGATCAAAGTATGAAGAAGAACCAAAAGAAAACGCATCATCAATGCTTGCAGGATACTCTCGCTTAAACTTGTCAATACCAATGGTCGCTACCTGTTCACGTCTCCATTGCAGCTGATCATCATCCAAACCATACAAGTCTTGTAGCTTCTTCTCTTCCTCTGTATATATCATGTCTGTTGCTGCAGGAGTACGGTAGTTCTCATGCTGCCACCACCAAAACGTAACAAGATGCCAACCATTATCAGGTGCACCTGTGCATAACTTGTGGAAAATGTCTCCCACTGTATTCGGTGTAGACTCTATTACAATCTGCCCCCTACCCACTGTCGCTATTACCTGTGCCAATACTTCCTCTTGGTCAGGATAGAAAGCGAACTCGCTCAAATGTGCACTGTTCAATGTAAATGAGCGAGTTCCTCCACTGGATCTAGCAGTATACGATGATAGGCCAGCCTGCGTGTCATCAAAAATCAAATCCGTTGTATTGTCGATGGAACAATGCCTCTTTAACATTTCAGGCAAACCTGCAAGAAACAAGTTGTCCATCTTTCTCAAATGCTTTGCAGAACGATCATGGAAACTCAATACACCATACTTAATCGGATTCTTACTCGTATACACTTTCCAAAATGCATACGCCCTCAATAGTGTACTCACACCAATCTGACGTGGCTTTACAACGATTATCTTATGATGATGTTGCACCTGCCGAAGCAATGCCTCCTGCTCAGGATACAACTCAAACTGCTTGTACGCTCCACTATACTTATCTTGTACACGCAGCAACTTAAAAAACTTTACTGGATCACGCAGAATCTCCTGCATGTCAGAACGATAACGCTTGGCTACCTTATACGATATGTACGGAATCCAATCATTCTCCATCTTTTACCAGCTGCAATATATTGTTCATTTCTTCGTTGTTCTCAAGCGAAGTCTTTCCACCTGCAGTTCCCTTTTTATTACGGAATACATCAATAACATACTTGGCTGCATTTACCTTCGCACCATCATTGACACTGTTCTCCATAACCATCTGCAATGCTCTATACGCTGCATCCAACAGATTCCTCTCACGCACTTCCATATCCATCAATGGCTCATTGTAGTTCATCAACAATGCCTTAAACTCAGGCTTTGTCTTCCACACTATCAATGTCTGACGTGCTATCTGACATTCATCCGCTATCTGCTTCAAACTCAAATAACCCTGAGCAACCAGAAGAGCTGCCTTCTTATGCTTATTCGTAATCTTCATGCTCATAGTCTATTCACCTGTATCTGTATCTGTGGACTCTGATAATCTGCACAATACCATTTCTGTGCCAGTATCTCAACAACCTGACTATCATCATGCCATAACTCTGCATCATTGCAAGCATCAAGTATTAGTTTAATATAGTTGTCCAAATCCGGCTTTGTCACTTTGAGAACTTTGTCTCCCTTACTTAAGCGTATCGGTCGCTTGCAGAAAAAACGAATATATACACCTACTGGCTCTCCATCTGCAATCTTCTCCCACTTATTGTTTTCTACAATATGCTTGGCGATTATCTGTGTCGCTTCTTTTGTCTTCGCAGGAGTATACGCTCTCCCTTGTTTTGTAAATCTTGGGCGCCCTTTTGACGTAGGCTCTGCATCAATATAAAAAACTTGCACTTTATTGTTCTGTTCGTTAAAACCTTCACCATGTTTGTCGTACATAATCCCTCCATAGTACACCTAGTTTAATACCCTTTTTTCTACGTGTAAATTTAGAACAACCAAAAACTGTCCTAGATAACTTAAAATACCTCAAATCTAAAAAAGTCATCCAGATTTTTTAGGGGTACCCACCCCGAGGCACGAGGGGTGATTGGGGGTGGGTGGGGGGCGCTGAACAGTGTTCGGTGCTGAACAGTGTTCACTAGTGACAGAATGTCAAGCTGTGACAGATTGTCAATGGCACACTTCTTGCACGTGACAAAATGTCAAACGGCATGACAGATTGTCAACGCTCTACTGACAGATTGTCAACGACATGAACACTTGTTCAGTATGCGCTACACTACTGAACAGCGTTCACTACTGAACAAACGTTCACTACTGAACAGCGTTAGATTCTCTTACCTGTGTTATAGGTAGCTGCGCTGCAGGATAACAGTGTTCGATAAAAACAGCGTTCAAAATAATCTGGTCGTTTTGTGTCCCTTGTTGTTGTCAAGTAAATAGCCCATGAAATATTTAGATGTCTGCCTTCAAAATATTAGATACCTGATCAAGTGTTCAAGTGTTTTGTCTCAGCTGTTCAAGTGTTCAAGTGTTCAATGCTCCTGAAGAACAATATAAGGAAACTTGCACAGTACCCTAAAGTGTGCAAGTTTTTCAAAAAAGTCTTTTAGTGTTCACTCCTGAACACCTTCTTTATCTCTATACTCTAAGGTATAGAGAATCTTTATATAGAGTAGTTCTCTCTTATATGTTCAAGGTGTTCACAGGTGTTCA